TTCAAGCCGGTCCCGACCACCTCCCTAAAGGGGTGATCTCCATCCAAGTTTCATGTTAAGCGACTTGGCACGCCCAAAACGTTCCAAGTGCCGCTTATCTGCTACTTCGATGGATTTCTCCACCGGGTAGTCTCCGTATACGGCCCGAAGGCCGTTAACAGAGATGCTGGATGGGTGACAGGGAATCAAATCCCTTATACTATCACCCTTGTCCAACTTAAGCAAACACTTGAGAAGGGCACCAGTCCCGTCGAGAACATCTCTCGGGGGTTTGGCCTCCACTACAAAGCCCTTAACTACGGGGCTTTGGAAGCGTGGGTGAAGCTTCTCGGCGCCGTACTCTTCAGTACGGTAAGCCAAAAAACTCACCCTGCCCAGCAAAGAGGAAGTTGGCTGAATGGTTGGGAAGCGTGTCAATAGCTTCACCAACAACCCATCCAGCCACTTCACGGTTGCCCAGTAACCGCTCAAATAGAGTCGGTTCCGGAGTTCAACCAGTGATACCACCTCTTCAACGTCTTGCCGTCGTGTAGGGAACGCTTGCCGGACACGGACGATTGACACGTCCTGCCCATTAAAGTACTCCTTACCACAAGACTCTCTGAACTTTCCAGTCCAGAAAGACTTGTCAGTCCCCACTCTAGCACCGAAATGTTCGAGTGTACTGACGACGGTAGACACATGGTCCATGGGAACGATTAGATCATCCCCATAGACACGCACCGAGTCCGCATACCTTTTCAGGTCACTGCGGCAAAGTGACGTGTTGAGCGATCTCTGAATTCCCATGAAGATCAATGTTGTGAAAACCATTGCTTCAAAAGGAAAGCAAAGTGCTGAACCCATCGACGCAAACTTTGAGAGGCGAATTACTTCACCATCTCGAAGTTCAGCCCGTCTCGACCGTGTCGCATCAACAGCCCCCGACAAATGGGGCCACTTTTGCAACATAGAACGTACGAGCTGATTAGAAACTCTGTCGGAAGCGTCACTCAAATCGAGTGTCGCAGTTCGGTTATCAATCGAACCACGAAGAGCAAGCTCCTGGTTAGGAACTTGATCATCAAAACCGACAACCCTCGACAGGAAGTTATCCTGACCGAGGTGCGCGAGACAACGCTGGAGTATGGCCTGCTGCATATACTGCATACAGGTCGGCTCCATGGCAATGAC